GAGCGGCATCCGACCTCCCGAACTTGATCTTCCAGAGCTCCCCAAGACGATGGGCGAGCTCTGGGAGACGTTCTTGCGCTTGCATCGCTCCCGACAGGCCGACGCGCCGATATCATTCTCTGAGATCTTAGCGTATAGTGAGCTCACCGGTCGCAGGTTCACGCCGCTCGAGGTGGACGCGATCTCGGCACTCGACGCCTTGTGGCACAAGGAAAGGGCGAAAAAATGGCAGACCTGATCACGCTTGGCGTCGAGGTACAGACCACCGGCGGCGCGCAGGCCGCGCAGGGGCTCGGCGCGTTCCAGAAGGCCGCACAGAGCGCGGCAGGCGCGGCAGACAAACTCGAGAACCAAGTCAACGCGCTGGGCGCGGCGCAAACCAAGAGCGCGGCTCCTGCGCGTGGAATGGCCGGCGCAGTCGGCGGTCTCGGCTCGGCGTTTAAGAACAATTCAGGGGCAATCCAGAACGCGAGCTTCCAGCTTCAAGACGTTCTAGTGCAGATGGAGATGGGCGTCCCGATCACCCGAACGCTCGGTCAACAGCTCCCCCAGCTCCTCGGCGGGTTCGGTCCTCTGGGAGCCGTGATCGGTCTTGCGGCTGGCGCGCTTTTTACATTTGCTCCTTTGCTTTTTTCCGCATCGGAGGGGACGGACGATCTCAAGACGGCCACGGAAGGGCTGACCGACGCGATGAACGCGTTCGGATCGGCAACAAAAGCGGCAAATCAAGATTTCTCGGATCTCAGGAATACTTACGGCGCAAACTCGGACGCGGCGCAGCACTTCTTAGAGATCCAGCGCGAGATCGCAGAGCTGCACGCAAAACAGGCATTCGGTCAGGCGGCGTCCGCAGTCGCAGGGGCAGGGCTTGGGCAGCTCGCCGGATATAGCGCAGCGCAGCTAGACGAGCTCACAACGCGTTATGCGGTCTACAATGAGGGCCTAGAGAGTGCGGCATCTGAAATCGCTAACCTCGAAGGCTTATCGCGCGATCTAACAAGTGCGGAGCAGACGCGTTTAGATCAGCTATACGAACAACAAGGGGCTTACTTAGACGCCAAAACCGCGCTCTTAGATTACACAATAGGGGTCGCAGAGCTAGAGCAGGCGCTTGGCGCGGCAGAGGGAACCGGAAGCGAGCTCGCCGCAGCCTTTGCGCGGCTCAGTGAAGCTAAAACATTCGAAGAACAGTCAACCGCAGCTCAACAGCTCGCGGATCTGCTTTATGAGAGCACTGACGGGCTTCGCAGTGCTACACTCGAAGGCGACGCGCTTTTTGGGGTGCTCATTAAAGTCGTCGAAGAAGCGTTTAAACTCGACCAGTTATCTTATGGGAAAGGTGAGCTAGACGCGGCGGCGGTCTCTGCAAGCGCGCTGGCCGACGAGATCAACCGGGCAGCGTCTAACGCTATAACTCTATCGGCGCAGAGCTTGACGGCGCGCACCGAGGCACAGATCCGGCTCCAATTTAGGGGAGACACGGTCGGGCAAGCGCGCGCTCTTGCGGAGGCCCGGTTCCCGAAGCCTGCGAACCTGCCAGACGCTCCCGCCGCTTTTATTGAAAGACAGCGCGCCGAGTATATCGCGAACGAGGTCGCCGCCGCCGAGGCACAAAAGGCGCTCGCCGATCTCAATGCGGAGCTAAAGGGCGGATCCAAAGCGGCGGGCTCGGCAGCGTCCGACGTCAAACGCTATTACGACGCGACCCGGACAGATGCGGAAAAATACGCCGCTGGGCTCGCCGAGATCGGTGCGCTTCACGCCTCCGGCGCGATGGACGCCGATCTATACGCGCGTTCGGTCGAGGAGCTGACCCTAAAGTTCGACCCGCTCGGGCAGATCATCTCGGATCTGGCAGGGACCGTCGAGAACGAGCTCAATGCCGCCTTCGCATCGGTGCTCAATGGGACGGCGTCTCTTGGAGACGCGCTTCTCGACTTCGCCTCGAACGTGCTCGCCAAGGTCGCGCAGGATCTTTTCGCACAGCAGTTCGCAGCTCCGATCGCCTCGGGGATCAAGGGCCTGTTCAGCGAAGACGGGAACGTCTTCGATCAGCGCGGGTTCGTGCCGTTCGCCAAGGGGGGCGTCGTCTCGGGGCCGACGGTCTTCCCGTTTGCCAATGGGACGGGGCTCATGGGCGAAGCAGGGCCCGAGGCGATCATGCCGCTCTCCCGGGGATCCGACGGCAAGCTCGGCGTCGTCGCAGCGAACGGGAACAGCGCGCCCAAGATCACGATCAACAATTACAGCAACCAAGAAGCGTCGGCGTCTACGGACAACATGGGGAACATCATCGTCGAGATCGGGCGCGCGATCGCGCAAGACATCACGGCAGGCGGACCGACCTATCGAGCAATCAAGAGCACCTTCGGGATCTCCAACCGCTTGCAGCAAAGGGGCTAAGAGATGGCAGTCTGGCCGGGTTCACTTCCGCAATACTTCGAGGTCGGCGTGCAGGACACCCGGCAGCAAGGGTTCATCCGCTCGCAAACCGAGACCGGACCTTACAAGCAGCGCAAGCGGTTCACCGCGACGGCGCGCTTCTTGGCGGGCTCGATGCTCTTGACCGGATCCCAGCGCGCGACGTTCGAGACCTTCTACAAGACGACACTCTCGGAGGGGACCGACGCCTTCGACTTCACCGACCCGATCTCCTTCTCGACCGTCTCGGCGCGTTTCGTGCAGCCGCCTGCTCTCTCTGGCGTCTCTGGGGGGGACACCGCGACGACCGTGCAATGGCGCATGGATCTGATGCTCGAGGTGCTTCCGTAAATGGCGCGATCTCTTCCCACAGCGGTCATAACGGCGGTCAATAAGCAGACCACAACGAGCGCGTTCCTCGTCCTGCTCGAGATCTACCATGCAACGATCGGGACGTATTACCTCGTCAATAACACCGAGAACATCGTCGCCGGAGCGACGACCTACCTCGCCTTCCCCTTCTCGGTGATCTTACCTCCCGACGATCCAGAGCTCCAAGTGCGCGCCCGGCTGACGATCTCGAACATCACAACCGAGCTTGCGGTTTTGCGGACCCTAGCAGGGCAGCGCACGCGCGCGACGTTCGCGCTCAAGGTCATCGAGGCCAGCGCGCCGACCGTGGTCTTGCAGAGCGTCTCCGGGCTTGTGGCGGCGTCGGTCAGCTACACCGCCGACTTGATGGACATCGACTTGACGATTGACAACTTCCTAACGGAGCCCTTCCCAAGTGCAACCTTCTCGCCCTCGACGTTCCCCGGTATCTTCTAGCTGGTGGAACGACTACATCGGGATCCCATTTGAATGGAACGGATCGACGCACGAGGGCGCGTCGTGCTGGGGGCTTGTCTGTCTGGTTTACAAGGAGGTCTACAAGATCAAGCTACCGCGCCACAACGAGATCGAGACGCAGATCGAGCGCGGCGCGGGATCCTTCTCCGACTTTGCATCGACCGGCGTGCACGTCGATCTTGAGGAGGTGCGCTCGGGAGACGTCCTGCACATGTGGGGGATGTACAAGGGCAGGCGGCGCGCGACCCATTGCGGGATCGTCACCGAGCCGGGGTTCGTGCTGCACGCAGAAGAGGTCGTAGGATCCTGCGTTTCGCGCTATAAGGGCGACAACCGTTTCTTGCAGCGCGTGATTGGAGCATATCGCCTTGAATGATCTCGTCCCCTTCAAAGACCGCGCGCTCGCCGAATATGTCGGGATCACGCTGATCCTGAACCCCCTCGCCAAAGGGGACCGCCTCGTCGTCCGGATCATGGCGGGACAGACGCTCGCCGAGATGATCGCGACGCTCGTCACCGACGAGGGCAGCCGCGAGCATATCTCCGCCTTCATCGGCGGGGACTACATTCCGCAAGAGCTCTGGGCCAAGACGCGCCCGAAGTCTGGCGCGTCGATCTATCTGCGGATCTCCTTGCAGGATCCGGTCTCGCTGATTTCGATCCTCGCAACTCAGGTCGCGCCAATCATAGCGACCAAGGTCTTTGGACTTGCGGTGGGCACGCTTGCTGCGTCAATCGCAGGCGCGGCAATCGCGATGGCGATCACCTACGCCGCTTCTGCGCTCTTCGGCCCTCGACAAACCCAGAACAGGGCAGAGAGCCCGTCCTACAACCTCTCGGCGGCGCGCAACGGGCTGACGCCTTACGCGGCAGTTCCCGTCGTGCTGGGGACGCACCGCATGGTCCCACCTTACGGCGCGACGCCCTACACCGAGATCGTGGGGAACGATCAGTATCTACGCTTCATTCTGGTCTGGGGTTACGGACCCGTCGACGTGACCTCGATCAAGATTGGCAACACCGACATTGCAGATTATGTCGGCGTCGAGATGGATCACGACTTTGCAGGATCCTCCCCGACGCTCGGGCTCTACCCTGCGGACGCCTCGCAGGAGGATCTCTCGATCCGCCTAACTCCGACTTATGTGAGCCGCACAACCGCGCTCAACACGACTGAGTTCGGGCTAACGATTACTTTCCCCAATGGCTTATATAGCATCAATAATAAGGGTCAGAAGAATAGCTGGTCTGCACAGATCACTGGCGAATACCGCCTCGTCGGATCTGCAACGTGGCTTGCATGGTTCGATCAGACCTATACAGACGATACCACCCAACCAAAGCGCGTGTCTCAGCGACAAACTGGCTTGGCATCCGGACAATATGAAGTTCAAGTAAAGCGGCAAATTGTCGAAGAGTTCTTAACAAACCCCAAGCGGGTCGACCGCGCCGACTGGACAGACCTGCGCTCGTTCAATACGAACGCGGTCCCGATCAACCTCACCGGCATCGCCAAGAGCGCATTCCGGATCAAAGCCACCGACCAGCTCAACGGGATCGTGCAGCAGCTCAATGCGATAGTCTCCTTGCAGATCCCGACGTGGAACGGGTCCGCGTGGACCGGCTCGTCGACAACGTCGAACCCCGCAGCGATCTACCGCTATGTGCTCAAGGGCGCGCCAAACAAGAAGCCGGTCTTGGCGGCGAACATCAACGACGCGCAGCTCGGCGCGTGGTTTACGTTCTGCGCGACAAACGGGCTCGCATTCGATCAAGTGCTCGACTTCCAGCTCTCGGTCCGCGACATCCTGCAAGACGTCGCGAACGCGGGCAAGGCGAGCCCAGCTTACGTCGACGACAAGTGGACCGTCGTCATCGAGCAGACGCGCTCGACAATCGTGCAGCACTTCACCCCGCGCAACACCCGAAACTTCGTGGGTCGGATCTTGTACAACGAGATCCCCGAGGCGCTTCGCATCCGCTTCTTTAACCAGAACGCAGATTACCGCGAGGACGAGCGCGTCGTCTTTGACGACGGGTTCAACGAAGCGAACACGACGACCTATCAGGTGATCGACCTCCCCGGGCAGACCAACCCCGACAACGTCTATAAGCTCGGCCGCCACTACATCGCGGCGGCGCGCCTTCGTCCGGAGATTTTCAGCTTCGAGGTCGACATCGAGCACCTCGTCGCGCTGCGCGGCGATCTTTGCCGCCTCACGCACGACGTTCCGCGCATCGGCCAGATGTCGGGGCGCGTCGTCTCGCGCGCGACGAACACCATCGTCCTTGACGAGCCGGTGACGCGCGAGGCGGGCACGGCCTACACGCTGCGCGTCCGGGAGACGATCACAAACGCCTCGCTCGCGCTGACCGTGGCAGCAGTTGGGACGACTGTCACCAGCGACACCGTGATCGTGACCAGCGGCGGAACGTCAGTCAACGCCGGTGACCTATACCAGTTCGGAGAGCAGAACACCGAGAGCCTTGAAGTGCTGATCGCGGGGATCGAATACATCGACGACCTGGGCGCTTCCCTGACCTGCGTCCCCTATTCTCCCGCCATCTACAATTCGGCGACGACGATCCCCGCATATACAACGGTCCTCTCGACACCGGTGTCGGCGTCCTTCATCGGTCCGCCACGGCCTACGATTTCGCAGGTCGTCTCGGGGCTGCAAGTCACCTCGACCGGAGCCACTATCTCAGTGATTTTTCTCTATGTCCAAGCGGGCAAGACTGCGGCGTCGAACGACGGCACCGTTACGAGCACATTGTTCTTCGAAGCGCGCTATCGCAGATCAGGGACCGACGACCCTTTCACCTACGCGCCCCGTGCCACCGTTGACACGCCCTTCATAGTCTTGAGCCCCGTCGAGACCGGGACAAACTACGACATCGGCGTGCGCGCAATCGGCCCGGGCGACAGCGCGACCAGCGCCTTCGTCGAGATCGCGAACAGCGAAGTCCTAGGCGCGACAGAAAAGCCCTTGGCGGTCGACACCTTCTCGCTCAACACGATTGGCGATCACACCTACGTCGAGTGGACCAACCTGTCGATCGCGGCGGACGTGATTGGCTACGAGATCCGCTATTCCGCAGACCAGAACAACACCTCTTGGCCGACGATGACCGTCTTGTCGGATGCGATCCCCAGAGAAGCGCGCTCTTTCACGGTCCCCAGCCGATCCGGGTCTTACGCGATCAAGCCGATTGACGTCTTGGGCAACCGCTCGGTGCTCGCGCTTTACGTCAACGCATCGCTCGAAGATCCGGCGGCGCTCAACGTTGTCTTGACCTTGCAGCAAGAGCCGACATGGACCGGCACAAAGACAGACATCGACCAAGTCGGTGCGCTGATCCAGCTAGGGAGCACCAACTACATGGCGCTCTGGACGACGCTTGCCAGCGTCCCCATAATCGGGATCACCGACACCCTCGGTTATGCGACCGAGGGCTATTACGAGTTCGGGGAGACAGATCTTAGTCAGGTCTACACTTCGCGCGTCACCGTCGACGCCGTTGTCAGTACCTCCGGCGGCCTCTCGCTTATCTCCGCGTGGATCGCGCTCTCCGGCGTCGGCACTATGGCGGGAGATGACACCGGCGACGAGACCTCGGTCGAGATGCAGGTAAACTACTCCATCGTCGACAGCGCGACGCCGGTCTATCAGGGCTATCGGCGCTTTGTCGTCGGAGACTACACGGCGCGCCACCTCAAGTTCCGCGCCGTTTTGACGTCGCGTTTCTCGTCGATCACGCCGACCATGAGCGCGCTGTCTGTCTCGATAGATATGCCGGATAGGGTCGATCAGGGGAACGATCTGGTCTCCGGCGCGGCATCTTACGCCGTCGCATTCTCGCCGCAGTTCCGCGAAATTCGCTCGATTACGATTGCCGCGCAGAACATGCAGACCGGCGACTACTATGAAATTTCGGGCAAGACGCGCACGGGGTTCAATGTTATATTCCGCAACAGCGCCGGAACGGCGGTAAGCCGGACCTTCGATTATCAGGCAATCGGGTTCGGCAGAGAGAGGGGCACTTAAATGTCGCAGTTTGATTTCGGGACGATCAACCCAAACACCAAGAGCGGGACGGCGCTGGCGTCGGACCTCAACTCATTCCGCACCGCGCTGCACACGTCGCACAGCGGATCAACCGCGCCGTCCTACATCACCACGGGGATGCTATGGGTCGACAGCACCTCGGCCAACCTAAAGATCAAGATGTATGACGGCGCGCAATCCATCGACGTCGCAATCATCGACGCGACGAACAACGTCGCCCGGGTCGCCGTTGACAGCGCCGCGACGAGCTACATCACCTCGACGGTAGCAGCGCAGATCAAGTTCGTCATCGCGAGCGCGGACGTCGCGACCATGCGCGCGACCGGCTTGCAGTTCAACATCGCGTCGCCTTACATCGGGGACAGCAGCAACAACGAGCTCTTGAGCTTTACGACGACCGCGAGCGCGGTCAACAATCTCAGCATTAAAAACGCGGCAACCGCGACGAACCCCACGATCTCTGCGGTTGGAGGCGACACGAACGTCGGCATCACGCTGGCCCCAAAGGGGACAGGCGGAGTAACACTTACTGACAATAGTACAGTCACCACTGTTCGCATAAGCAATACCAGCACCGCTGCTTCAGTATCAAAATCAACTACTTTACAGTTTTTGGGATCGGACACGTTAGGGGCAAGTAAAGAAGCGGGTTCCATCGTGGTCGTTCCCACGGATAGCGCCTATGCGGCAGCGGGCATGTTATTTTTTACACGGCTTGCCAACGTTATTGCGGAAAAAATGCGTCTTAGCGATGCGGGTGCGTTAGTCCTCGTTGGCTCTACGGCGCAGAAAGCCACCGGCACAACTTGGTCAAACCCGTCTGACGAGCGCCTAAAATCAAACATCACGGACTACCCCAAGGGCGTCGACGAGCTGATGCAAGTGCGGGTGCGCGAGTGGGAGTACAACGGGAAGGGCGGCACGACTGAAGGGATGAAGGGTCTCGGCGTTGTCGCGGATGAAGTGATGACCGTCCTGCCGGATACGGTGGAAAACTACGATGCCCATCTAAATGCGGGCGACGCAGACACCACGGCCATCAAGAAGTTTGACGCCACCGAGATCACGTGGTTGCTGGTTAAAGCGGTGCAGGAACAGCAGACCATGATCACAGCCCTTGAGGCGCGCATCGCTGTCTTGGAGGCTAGAGCATAGGTATGCAGGAAGAAATGGACGTTATGGAACTGGCAAAACTCCTCCTGCAATTTGCAGTCGTTCCCATCATTGCTTTTATGTGGGCGCACTACAAAATAACTCAAGTGCACGAAAAGCAGATCGCGGTCATAAAAACCGAGCACGCTTTGGTCAAAGAAAACCATGACCGAGAGTTCAAAGAAGTGAAGGAAGCTCTGAAATCCGTGATGCTGAAACTGGACGAAATCCAGAAGGAGTTGATAAAAAGATGATGGTGAACCAGCGCACGATTGAGCTGATCAAAGAGTTCGAAGGATGTGAGCTCACCGCCTACCAAGACATTGTGGGGATCTGGACAATCGGTTACGGGACGACGGCGGCGGCGGGGCTGGGGATCGAGCCGCGCGCCGGCATGAAGATCACGCAGGCGCAGGCGGAAGAGCTCCTCGAGCGCGCCGTCGATGATTTCGGCGCGCAGGTCGCGAAACTGATCACGGTTCCGGTGACGAAAAACGAGTTCGGCGCGCTCGTCTCGCTCTCTTACAATATCGGGGTCGGCGCGTTCTCGAAGTCGACAGTCCTGCGCGAGCTCAACAGCGGAAACAAAGCAGCCGCCGGAAGCGCGTTCCATATGTGGAACAAGGCGGGCGGGAACGTCGTCAACGGGCTCGTGCGGCGGCGCGAGCTTGAGCATAAGCTCTTTGGCACTCCGGATCCCGCGCCCGTAGCACGCGCACAGGAGGCCGTCTCGTCACCGGCGCAGGGATCCATCCTCGCGCTGATCATCCGCGCCCTAGCGGCGCTCTTTGGGGGCAGAAAATGATTTACGGACCGCTCGCGCGCATCGTCATCCGCTACGGCGTCGGGATCGTCTTGGGGGCGAACGCCGCAAACATTGCCGTCGGAAACCCTGATCTCGTCACCGTCGTCGCCGGGGCACTCGGCGCGGCAAACGAGGCCGTTTATATTATCGCAAAACGCAAGGGCTGGACGCTCTGAGATCCCGTCGCACGCGGGCTGGGCGAGATCGTCGGGCCGAAGACGCGCGAAGCAGATCGCCCGACGAAGAAGGCCCCCGGAAGATCTCCGGGGGCCAGACGCGCTGGGTTAAGGACTAGGCCGTAGCGCAGTCAGGTCCGGACCATTACAAAACCGTTCGAAGCTCTCTTGACGTTTTGTTGCGCGTCATCTCGATCTTATTTAGGAGCGGGCTGATCCGCAAGCAGGACCTCGGCCAAGGCGCGGATCTGATCCGCCTTATTCTCCGGCACGCGCACCTCGACCCGCACAAGGCCGCGATCCCCGAGCTGGGCGCGCTCGACGCGTTTTCGCTCTCGGTCTCGCGCGCGGCGCTCGTCTACTTTATGGTCGGTCATGTCATACTCCTCAAATGTTCGATGTACTGCGCGCGGATCATGTCCGCGTGCTTTGGCAAGAGCGTGATCAGGTCGTCGAATACCATGTCAGCCGACGCGC